CTAAAAGCAGACTATTTCAACGAATATCATGAACGTATCTTATTTGAAGAGGTTGCTGATTTCGCCAGTAAGTATGACAAAGTACCTACTCAAGAAGTTCTCTCAATCAACCTCCAATCCAGAAACGATCTTACAGAAGATACATTTCAGAGTTCGTTATCTACCCTCAAATCCCTTGGAGACGAATGGGTTGACTACGGATGGCTCCTTGATGCCACAGAAAAATGGTGTCAAGACAGAGCTATCTACCTCGCTCTCATGCAGTCTATCAAGATCGCAGATGGAGGTGATAAAAAATTATCAAAGGATGCGATCCCCAGTATCTTACAAGAGGCCCTGGCAGTATCGTTTGACGAACACATAGGACACGATTACATTGAACAAGCAGAAGACCGTTATGATTTTTACCACCGTGTTGAAGAAAAGATCCCGTTTGATCTTGAAAAGTTTAACTTCATTACCAAAGGTGGTCTCCCTAATAAAACTCTCAACATCGCTCTTGCTGGTACGGGTGTCGGGAAAAGTCTATTCATGTGCCATATGGCTGCTGCCGCCCTCACACAGGGGCGTAACGTACTCTACATTACATGTGAAATGGCAGAGGAGAAAATTGCTGAGCGAATTGACGCGAACCTTTTGAATGTCAATGTTAAAGATCTTGCTGAACTTCCTCAAGTTCTTTTCACTTCAAAAGTTCAGGAGATTGCCAGAAAGACCAGAGGTAAAATTATTATCAAAGAATATCCAACAGCGTCTGCTCATGCTGGGCATTTCAAGGCGCTACTTTCGGATTTGTCCTTGAAAAAAAGTTTCAAACCTGATATAATATTCATAGATTATCTTAACATCTGCGCGAGCGCGAGGTATAAGGGTGCGATTGTTAATTCTTACACGTATGTCAAAGCGATTGCTGAAGAGCTTCGCGGTCTTGCTGTGGAGAATAATGTACCAATTGTCTCTGCTACTCAAACTACTCGTAGTGGTTACGGTAATTCTGACCCTGACCTTACCGATACTTCTGAGTCTTTTGGTCTTCCTGCCACTGCTGACTTTATGTTTGCCCTTATCTCTACTGAGGAACTTGAACAACAAGGTCGCCTCATGGTCAAACAACTTAAAAACCGATACAATGACCCAACTTCCTCACGAAAATTCATGGTGGGAATTGACAGAGCGAAGATGAAGCTGTATGATGTTGCTGATGATGCTTCTGCTATCAGCATTGATAGTGAAGACCCCGGTGAAGAGTTTTCCCAATTTGCCCAAACACAAAACCGTTTATCTAAATTTGCTGAGTGGAATGTATGACTATTGATTTTAATCGCTACAAAGAATTTGTTGCTGCCGTTACCTCGGATGCTTCAACAAACTTTGTTGATTTTGCCGATCGTATTGTTGAACTTGATCGGCAAGGAGCTAATATTGAACGCCTGTTGACTGCTGGAGTTGGCATTAATGCTGAAGGTGGTGAGTTTCTTGAGATTATTAAGAAGATGATCTTTCAAGGAAAACCATGGAATGATGACAACCGAGAGCATCTGATTATTGAGTTGGGTGATATTATGTGGTATGTTGCTCAGGCAACTCTTGCTCTTGATATTTCCTTTGATGAAGTTCTTGCTCGTAATGTACAGAAACTGGAGAAGCGATATCCTGGTGGTCAGTTTGATATCTACTACAGTGAAAACCGAGCAGACGACGATCTGTAATTATAAACCTCCCTCTAAATACTAGCAGGGAGGTTTTTTCTTATGACAGCACTTACTTGGGCTCACTTAAATAGAAGTGGAAGATACGAAAGAAATTTAAGAGAAATTCATAAGAAAGCAATTTCTGGAGCTCCTCTCCTTACAACAGATGGAGATTCTTTTGTTTTTGACGAGATAGAATTTAAAGTAGCTGGAAGAGACGCTGTTAGCATATCTATTGCTTCAATGACAGAAGATCGTTTTGTTGCTGCGGCACAAGCACAGGCACCGCCATTTCTAAGATCTTGTTCTGTGTCGTTTAAAAAAGGAAACAGAACTATTTCTAGTGGACAAATATTGAAGAACGTCGAGTTTGGTGGACGCCCTCCAGCAGGAGCATCTTTGACCGCACGATGGGGAAGACTTGCGATGCTTACTGAATTGTATGATACATCGTATGAGTTAAATATGCCTAGCGCACAGGAAATGGGAGAATATCATTTTATTAATGATATGAATACAGCAATAAACAATGCTATAGAAACAGAATTAAGAAATCCCAGATCACACATAGATAAAGATAATCCTTCTATTACAGTGAAGGTTGGTAACTATGAATTTGATCATATCGTTGGAGTTAATAAAGTAAGTGGAACACCAAAAGCAGATTTGGCATTAGTAACTTGTAAAAATGGTCATTTAGAAAATGTTGGATTTATATCCCACAAGATGGGAACAGTCGCTAGAGACTTTGGACAGTGGAGCGGAGTAACTGTTCAGTCTGCTGGTAGAGTAATAGGTATTCATCCAGAAGTTACTTCTTTTGTTGAATCTGTACGGCAATATACTGCAGCAAATCCTAATTGGGCAAGAGTGAGTGGATTTGCGATGATGCGTGAAATTACTGATGAAACATTAAAAATGTATTCTTTATATGGTCCAGAATACGGTGGACAATTTGGAGAACAAAATGTTCATGTTTTACTTCAGGGAGATCCAACATTAAGAAAATCAAATACAAAATATATTATGGGAGCAACTCACGTTCATAATAATGGGGATCGTATGACTGGATCTTATGTTCCATCTTTGATGGCAATTAAAAAGGGAGCATGGGAAAAAATTATTGATCCAACAGCCAGAGGAGTGCGTAGTGATTTTAATATTCGTGGCATGAGAATTTCAATTTATCCAATTGGTGGAAGAACAGTTACTAATACAATCTGATGGCAAACGTAAAACAACTAAAACATTTAGAACACCTTGAAGATGAAATGCTCAACTATGGAGTTGACGGGTGTATGTCGGCAATTTCTTTTTTGAAAGAACTTAGGAAGATGCTTGGGCATCAAGAAAGTCTTGGATTTATGCAAACAAAATGGGACGGGGCACCATCTGTTATTTGTGGAACAGATCCTACAACTGGTCAATTTTTTGTTGGAACGAAGTCTGTATTTAATAAAACGGAACCAAAAATTTGCTATACAGAAGAATATGTTGATGGTTACTATAGCGGAGACCTAGCAGAAAAGCTAAAATTTTCTTTAAGATACTTTAAAGATCTGAATATTAGTGGAGTAATTCAAGGAGATCTTTTATTCACAACTGATATTAAAAGAGAAACTGTAAACGGAGAACAACTGTATACTTTTAGACCAAATACAATTACATATGGAATTCCAGTTGATCATCCCATAGGCAGAGCAGCTGGTAGAGCAAAAATAGGTGTAGTATTCCATACGCATTACACTGGAGATGTGTTGGGAGAAATGCAAGCTCGTGCTGGAGCTAATGTAAATGGATCTGCTGATGTGTTGGTTGTTAAAAATGATACTCCTATGAATAGGGTGGGATTTTCTAAAACTGAGATGGCAACATTTGATAGATACATTGCTAAGATTGAACGTATGTGTCAATTGTGTGGTGACTTCTTGGATGATCTCGTTAGCAACTTTGGAACCACGGGTGATGCTAAGTTTCATATCTCATCTTATCTAAAGCAATTTTTTAACAGTGAGATTAAGAATGCCCGCAGTGTTAGTAATGTTGATGAGACAATCAATGAATTAGTAAATTTCTATCACTCAAAGATGACAACAGAACTTGCCAAGATCAAGACCGTTGATAATTTGACGAAGAAAAGAAATCTTGTTTATAAGAGTGAGAACTACCTTCTCGATAATGTCTATAAGTTCAAGACCATGATTGCTCTATACAAAGAACTACAAGCAGTCAAGCAAATGGTTATAGATAAGTTAGACCATCTTGAAGAGTTTAGAACTTTTGTTCAGACCGAGAAAGGATATAAGGTCACAACTCCTGAAGGATATGTTCTTCACAAAGACGGTAGTATGATTAAGTTTGTCAATCGTCTGGAGTTTGCTTACAATAACTTCACTCTACAAAAGCAATGGCGATAGGAAAGACTTGCTACTTTACGTTTGGTAGGTTTCAACCACCAACGACTGGACACAAAGAAAACTTTGACGGTGTGAAGCAAGCAGCTGGATCAAATGATTACAGGATCTATATCTCCCAAACTGTTGATACGAAAGGGAGCAATCCGTTGCCACCAGATATTAAATTTGAATACATGAATAAGATGTTCCCCGAACATCGTGGTAATATATACTCTGGTCCTAAACAACCAGTAGAAATTTTACAAGAATTGATGATGGCGGGTTATGATGAAGTGGTATTTCTTGTGGGGTCTGATCGGGTCAGCGCCATGCAGTTCCTCCATAAATATAATGGAAAAGATTTCTCTTTCAGAAACATTGAGATTAAATCTTCTGGAAGTAGAGATGCTGACGGTGATACATTCGCCATCTCAGGAACAAAAATGAGAAGAGCAGCATTTGCTGGAGACTTCAAAACATTCCGTTCTGGTATTCCTAGAGCTTTGAATGATAAGGAGTGTATGAACTTAATGAATGAAATACAGAGTAGGTTACCAAAAACATTTAAATGAAGGATTTTAAAAAACTACGAGAAGAAGCACTGCGCCAACAGCAAAGGCAG